CCAGACAATTCTGCTGCCATCTGCACTATAGCATGATGGGTCATAGCAAGCATTGCCCACGATGTTAAAGCACCCATTGGTTGCCCAACTGCGTAACGTATAAATCGTTCACCATCATCGTCCGGACCCATGGCCCGTCTAGGTAAATCATACGTACGTCCCACCATTAAACTCATCCAGAGGTTCGCCCCATGAGCAGTTATAAGTCTGCTTAGGAGCGCCCCTTGAAGGAGTATTGGAAGACGATCAGTAGCGGAACTAAGGTCTAATGACCAAAACCGTTTATGCCCTTTAGACTGTAACAGTTTAATCGGAGCAAGTTGATCGAATGTTCCATCCTGAGGGATTACCCTCAAGATTGTGAACAGGTAATCATGCAATGGCTTCATTGCCCATTGCGTGAAACAGTCAACCATAGCAAATACACGGATTTTACCCGCAGGTTCATCTTTTAAACCTAATTTACCAATAGACGTCCGCACAGAGGCGGCCTCCTCCGTTAAAAGAGAAGGTGCTACTTTACTAAAATCTTCTAACCAATTTAAGAATCTAGTATTTCGCGTTAGCTGTAACCAATCTTTAAAGAAAGGAAACAGGTCCGATTGGGACCAGGCTATAGCAGTACGAATTATTCCAAATGGAGACGTAGATAGATATAAATCATTCGTTGGAGTTGTCCGCGGAATGAGAAAAGGTGAGACTCGAAATCGGGCTAGTAAAGACAAGGGTGATTTCAAATCATCCTCATCTATAGCTTGTAATTTAACAAGTTTTCGCCAGAACCGACCACAAAAGAGTGACCAGTCGGGTAAGAATCTAGATAGATCCTTACCTGAATCGGTAATTGAAGAAAAGGATAATTTTCCTGGAAACTCAATAACTCTATAAATAGAGAAGAGAGTAAACCAGTATCTAATTATCAGGATATCTCCAGCTGCTATCCGTCTTCGATGAAGAACAGGAATAACAGTAGGAAGTCCTAACATCCCTCTTCGTACTCTTGGAGTACTCGGAAAGGAACCCAAATCTCTTGCTATGGACTGAGCCAACGATGTATTCAAGACTTTAAGAGTTATTACTAACCCTTTCAGGCCTTGATGTTGACCCAAGGATGAGCACCAAGACATGTAACGGATAGCTGGTTTTACAAAACCAAGACGCATATATCCTAACCGTCCACGAATCTGAGAAATCAGAAACGTAAGGAACGGCCGACCTTGATTTCTC